GGCTGACTGGATTCCGATTGCTTCTGAGGGCTGGATTTTAATGATGCAATTTCTGATTTAAGTGTTTCGGCAAGCTCATCTCCCGCTTTTGCGCGAGCGGTCAAGCGGTTCACCTGTTTCAGAAGTTTACCAACAGCTTTAGACTGTGGCTCATCGTCCCCCGATTCTTCAGTGGACTCCTCCTCTTCGGCTATCTCTTCCGTTTCCTCCTCCGATTCCTCGGTTTCGGTAGACTGTAAAAGAACATCTGTATCCTGGTCGGTTTCTGTGTCTGCGGTCGTGGTCTCGGGACTTGGTGCCGCCTCAGATTCCTGTGGGGTCTCAACCTCTTCGACTTTCTCAACGAACGATGCCGTTAATTCTTCCAAAGTGGTAATTCCCTGCGTTTGTGTTTCTGCTCCTGTTGAACCCGGTGCCTCGGTTGTAACTGTATCTGCCATAATTCTGCGTTTGAAGTTCGCACTCTTTGTTTTCTGCGGACCGATATGATCCGCCAGTTACGATTATGGCAGGGGGTCGGGAATAATTTTCAGGGAGTTTTAAAAATGTCCCAACAATCCTTGAATTTTTCGTGCTTTGCTTTGGAATCGGGGTTATGAGGGTATAGACCTATCCGTTTCGCCCCGTCTAATTCCATGCACGGAATATTGTAAAAAGTGTTTTCGTCTTCGACATATGCCACCAAAACATCGACTTTCGTGCAGTCGATTGTTTCCTTGCCGGTCGTTCCACTGGAAGTGGTGACCATATACCGACCTAACCCACCCCGAGCTTTGTCTTTAGACTTACTCTCCGTCCCTTTGACCTGAACTTTAAAAATCTTTCCCGCCGTATTCATTACGAGGCAGTCCTGTGGAAGATAATCGCCTAAAGGTACGAATACTTCCAGCCCATGCCCGAGGGCTTCCGAAAAAAACTTTTGCTCGTAAAGGTAGCCCTTACGCTTCGTTATCATCATCGAGGTCGATATCGGATTCAAACCCAATTACCTCTTCGTCCATCCATTCTTCTACATCGGTAAGAGCGATCTGTGCCATCTCCTGGTCATCTATATCGCTCTCTTCAAGCCAGCGATTCAGTAAGGCCCGATGCTCGTTTTTAAACTGCTGGTGGGGAGTCAGTTTCGGCATTTTCTAAACTTTCAATTATTCGGGTTAACCCAGCAATTTCACCCGACAGTCGGGCGAGTTTTTGCGGATTATCGACATGGGTATAGTCCTGAAAATCGACAAGACATAAGTCCCGCTGTTCTTTAATAAAATCCTTTACGACCTTAAACTCGGTCTGATCTCCAAGCCCGGCGATAGCATCTCCTAGTGTCATTTTTTCTTTTTCTTTCTTACGATGGTTTTTACATTTGTAGGTTTACCGCCAACCCCTTGAGCCTTGGATCTCTTTCGGCGGACCGCTGATGCTTTTTGTGCTTTGGTCATTGTGGCCGCCTTCGCCTTTGGTACGCATTTCGGATAACCCTTTTTCTTCGTGCTGGCTTTCTTCCGGCCACAGCTTGGATGTCCACCGCCTTTTTTCTTTCGGCCGATGTCGACCCACTCCTCGTTGAACCATTCTTTCAGGCTCATTTATATTTACCGCCTCTTTTCTTGTAAGTCTTAACAAGCCATGCATTCGCATAAGCTGACGGGTAAACATCGAACTTCCGTTTGGCTTCGCCCTTCACCCGAGAGTAAAGAGTGCTGTTTGTGGGAGTGGGTTTTTTCTTTTTTGCTACCATTTTTTACAACTCCAGTATCCGGCGGTAAGCTTCGATTTTTTCTCATCGCAACTGTGCCTTGCCCGAAAAGATTTACGGGCAGATGGGTTAGATTTACGGATCTTCATTTTTGCGTCCCCGTAACGAATTGTCTTCTCCTTGCCCCCTTCGGAAGCTCGGACCACAAACTTTTTCTTACCATACCCCGGTTCACCCTTTCGGATTCGCCTCGGGGCATTTACTTTTCTTGGCTTACCAGTTGCCATGAATTATTTTCTCTTCAAGCCTTTTTTCTTAACTGCTTTGCGAACCATTGGTTTCTTCTTCATTCCTTTTCCGCCTCTCATAATATATTCCTTTTTTTGATGTGATTTATATCGAATGGAGAGTAATTATTATAATACCCCCGTTTAAAAATTGATTCGGATGATTTAGCTAAATGCCGAAGTGACTGGATCAAAATTAAGGCATACTCGGGAGATCCATTCCCCTCAAACTCTTCAAGTGCTTCATCGGCGGGATGATCGGGGTGGAATCCGATTACCCATGTCCCATCATGCTTTTCGTTCTGATTATCTAACCATTGGTCAAACTCTTCGGCTGACATCTTGCTGAACCCAGTCCATGCCACTACATCCACGGAATCATCATCGGGGCAGTCCTTCTTAATTGTAAGACACTCCTCAATATTACCGGTGATGTGCATTCGAACCTTATCCCTTGCCCATGCTTGTTTTGCGTAGGGGCATGGGGGCAGTCCGTTAAATTCCTTGCTCGGGACTTCCAGCACTTTGCTGGACCAGTCCTTAATCTCCTCTTCGATGAGGTTCATTTTATGCGGCCATTGAAGTGCCTGGTACATTGCCGGGAGCAGTACCGAGCTGGCCTATTAAAGCGTTCCTTTGCTGAGTCTGCATCATCTCCAATTGCCCAGCATATGTCTGAAGTCTCTTCGCAAAGTTCTCATCCTCTTGCATTCTCTGTACGACATCAGTTGCGGGCACTTCAGGAGTTCCTTGTAAGTACTGCTGAAGCTGTTGAAGTCGAAGCTGAGAATTTACACCTTGTTGCGGTACATTAACCACTTGCCCCGATGCAATCTTAGCAATGTCAGAAGAAGTTTCCTGGATCTCTTTGTCGGTTGCTTCTTCAACTGGGGCAATCAATTGGCCGGCTAAGTTCGGATCGACTGCTTCGAGGTACTTTCTAAGGTAGGCATCTGTTTTAAAAGTACCCTGACGATCATACTGAACCATAATTTTACCCACTGTATCCAACTTCTGAAGGACTTTCTCTTCATCCGCATTCAGCGAGTTCCATGTGATATTAAAGTCATAGACAGAACTGGTTTCATCCAAAATCAAAGTGGCTCCCTGTTCATTATTGGTCACACGGAACCAAACCTCGGGACCCGCGTATGTCCGATCCAATGCCCAAATCCGTTTAAGTAATTCTTTCCACCCGCCAAGCCAGCGGTTGACTAAATTCTGACGAATCATGTTTGCCTCAACCGCATCATCGGGACTAGTTGCCCGACCCGTCAATTTAGCCGCAATCTGTCTGATCTGCATCTCCACCTCCATAGATGCGGGTGAGTAGCGGGGGATTTCCATGAATCCAACCTCTCCTCTTCTCCGCACCGCCAAGTGTGCCCCCGGCCCGAGACGATCAGGCTTCCGGCCAGCCTGGAATTCGACTGGAGGCATCGTGGACATCGATGCACGATTTCTTCGATCGTCCATCTCCGTTTTGACTGCAATTTGATAAGACTTTAAAAGCTCGGGATATCCCCGCGAATCAAGTAGCCGATGGTTTAAACTTTCGCGTGTAATACAAACGAATGGGTATCTGCCCTGGTCATATTCCATCGGACTGTGAAACCCATGCCCTTCGGCCTCATCAGCCCAGCAAGTAATCGTGCAAATAGGTACATCGTCTTCATCGAGTTCTTTTCGGTAACTGGTGACAACGCGAACCATGCCTTCATAATCCTGAGTGCCATAAAAGTTGCCCGAGTCGTAAGACATAAGGTCAGAACTGTAACTTTCATCGGCATAAAAGCCTTTGCTGTTTTCCAGTACCTCCTCAATCCATTCCTTGTCCCATCCCTCGTTGACCTTTTGCATCAGAGCTTCGGGGCTGTAGTAATGGATGCAGTGGATTGACCGAGCAGACTCTAAATCAATTACATTTGAATCGATGATTATTTCCCGCCCCAATTCATACGCTTTTACTGCCGGGCGATTGACCACCACTTTTTCTGTGGGAATTTGAGTCTGTCCGTCTTTCCGCAATTCATTAATCATTTTGCGAACCCGCCGCTTTTTCAGATTCGGGAATAAACCAAACAGCATTTCTTCGACTCCCTCCTTCATCTCGGGATCTTGAATCGCCATTGCCAACTCGGGGCTTTGCTGGGCGATTTGTTCGAGGTTGATATCCTGAAATACGCGAGTGGTTTCCCTTTTCCAGTATGTCCCGAAAAAGCAAATACCGTTCTGTAATAAATAGTTTGCTCCGATGGCACCTTCCCTTCCGAGTTCCTCCATGCTTCCCATTCGCCACTTTAAAAATTCACTTACCAGTTTAGCCGAGCCAATGTCTCCCGATTCCACGGGGGCGGCTACGAGGTTAGACTGCGAGAGCGATTGATTCAACATCGCCACATCGCCGTCAATCAATGGATTTACTAGATTGGGATCGAGATCAGAACTGCCAGGCCAAGGGAATGCTTCCGGTCCGTTCTTCTTTCCGCTTTCATCTTTGCCCGCCCATTCGTTAAATCGACATTCTCTACCTTGCTCGGCTTTATCCATCCAAAAGCTCAAGTCTGCTTTCGCTTCATCGAACTCCTTTTTAATGGCCGCCACATCGGGGCCCTTTTCGTCAAATTCCTGTATTTCCATTTTTAATCTCCAATCCTAACATTATTTTTTTAAGTTTTTTCAAAGCCTCTTTTTCAACTCGGTGGACGGTTGTGAGAGGCACTCCGATAAATTCGCTAATTTCCTTGAGAGTGTGCGTTTTCGGGTCTCTTCGGCTATCCATTGCCGCCAATCCTTCTTCGACCACCATGTGCCTGAGCATGGCATCGATCCTCGCTTCCTGTTGATCATGCGATTCGATAGAGATCATCATCGACCTTTTTTACCAGTACCTGAGTCTTTGGCGGATGGTTTGCCTCGGGTCGCTTTACGCACCTAGCAACTCCTTCCCGATCGTCAAAATAGATAAGCATTAATCGAGGGTTGGGGACCAGTTTAAGCACCCTTGCCATGATCGCTTTAGGGGCTGAGACGGGGGTTTCCTCCTCCTCCTTCGGGGCTTCCTTCCAAATGCCGATGCAAGTACCTTTTGGAATACCTGTCTGCTTGCAAATCTTTGCCCAGCTTACTCCATTCTGACGAAGTTCCACCACTTCCGCCCGCTTTTCATCACTCCATTTTTTCTTGGTTGCCATAAAATTAATACCCTCCGCTTGACGGGGTTGACATCATTTCCTCCTCGCTGAAATATTC